CCATCGAGGTCCTGGACGCGTCCATCACGGCGTCCGGCCAGACCTTCGTCGGTCGCAACTGGAACGCCTACGCGGGCCTGACGCCGAACACCACGGCCTTCAACGCCGGACCGCTGCGGGACTTCGCGCTCGCGCAGCAGATGGCCGAGGAGGACGAGCTCGGCGTCGTCTACAGCCTCTGGCTGATCAACCCGCAGGAGTACACGAACCTCGTCGTCGGCGCCGGTGGGCCGGGCAACTTCCAGGCCCTGCTCCAGTCGATGAACATGGACGTGTACGTCTCGAACCGCGTCCCGGCAGGTACGGCGTACGTCGTGGCCGGGAACTCGGTCGGCGAGATGCGCATCGAGAAGCCCCTCGGCACGGCGACGTGGCGCGAGGAGGGGCGGGAGCGCACCTGGGTGCAGTCGACCGTGCGCCCCGTCATGTACGTCACGAACCCGTACTCGGTGCTGAAGGTCACCGGGCTCGCGGGCTGATCCGCAGAAGGAGCTGATCACCATGGCCCACGAGGTCACCATCAAGATCCGGGCGTTCCCGTACTACGAGGACGTCAAGGACCCGGTGTCGGAGAAGACGGTCAAGCAGGAGAAGATCGCCCGTCGCGGCGAGACCGTCTCCCTCTCCGACGCCGACTACGAGCGCGCCGTCCGGTTCGACGCGATCGCCGAGCCGACCGAGGGCGCGAGCGTCTCGTCCTCGACCGATCAGCCTACCCCGTCCCTCGACGACTTCGATCCGGAGACGGCGAACGTCGCGACCCTCAGCCTCTGGCTGAAGGGCGAGCTCGAGGGGCAGGACGGCAAGCCGGTCGTCGAGGACGTCGTCGACGCGGCGAACGACGAGCCCGAGGTCGCGCAGCGGCTGATCGAGGCCGAGAACCACGCGACGGGGCAGCAGCCCCGGACGACGCTGATCGCCGAGCTCCAGGAGATCGTGACCCGGGACACCTCGGGCGCGAGCAACTGAAGCAAGGTCGCCGGCTCCTGAACGATGCCCGTCTCCGAGTACACCCCGTCAATCGCCGACGTCGCGGGCTACATCCGCGCTCGGACGAAGACGCGGGGCGGCGCGGAGGCGGGCACGTTCAATCCCGAAGCATCCCCTGAGCAGCACACCACCCGACCGACTGCCGAGCAGGTCCAGGTGGAGATCGACAAGGCACTCGGCGAGATCTCGAACGTGATCGGCGCAGACATCCCCGAAGCTCACCGAGAGGGCGCGGCCTCCCTGGTCGCCCTCCGCGCGGCGATGTTCACCGAGCTCACCTACTGGCCGGAGCAGATCAACACCGGTCGATCCACCTACCCGCAGCTGCTGGAGCTCTTCAAGGAAGCTCGCGAGTCGCTGTACTCGACAATGGGTATCGGCACCGACACGGACGGCGGTCCGGTCTCCGCCGCAGCGGGCTACCCGTCGTACGGAGGGTTCCCGACCACCGGCATCGGCATGGACCACCCTTGGTAATGGCTACGCGAGTCAGCGTCCAGCTGTTCGGCGACGAGATCTTCCGTCGGAGGATCCTGGCGATGCGGTATCGCGCCAGGAATATGGAGCCGGTCCTCCGTGACATCGGGGATGACTGGCTCGATATGATCGAGCAGAACTTCGAACACGAAGGGTCCGTCAGCGGACGCGCTTGGGACGAGCTCGCTTACTCGACGGTCAAGAAGCGCGGATCCGCCCACCCCATCCTGGTCCATTCCGCCGAGATGCTAATCGAGATGACGGACCCGGATCTCCTACAGACGACGGACGACATGGTCACGCTAAGGCTGAGCCCCTCCGTCGCGACAAGAGCAGAAGCGCACCAATACGGCTTCATGAACGCTCTGACGGGAGAGCCGGTTCCAGCACGTCCGATCGTTCGGTTCGGCCCCGAGGACCGGGCCAGATGGAGGCGCTGGATCACGGAGTACCTAGTGGACGGTGACCGACCGTGACTGTCTTCGGTACGATTCGCTCAGACGACGAGGTCGAGGACGCCGTCCTCGCCACGCTGAGGAAGTGGCTCCCGACGTACCTCGCCGAGGTCGAGCGGCAGCTCGACCTCGACGTCGGTTACTACGCTCGGCCCGCAGAATCTTCCTACACCGTCCGGACTGACTTCGACAACTGGCCCGAGGACATGCTCCCGGCCATCGTGGTCACCAGCCCGGGTGTCGAAGAGGATCCCGCTAAGTCCGGTGGCGGAAAGTACCGTGCCGTATTCGGCATAGGCGTGACCTGCATCGTGTCCTCGATCGACCAGACGTCCGCACGCCGATACGCGCACCGCATGGGCGCCGCGATCCGAGCAGCACTGATTCAGAACCAATCCCTAGATCAGGGCCTGGACGGCGATGTCCGCGGAGTCGTGTGGATCGGCACCCGGAACAACGAGGTCGCGACAGATGAGTCGGACGCTCGTACGCTGTGGGCAGTCCGGCAGGCTTTCCTGATTGAGGTGGACGACGTCCTGTCCAAGGGCGTAGGGCCGGTCAGTCCCGATCCTCAGCCGGATCCGAACGAGCCGCACGCCGAATGGCCCACCGTGCCCGACACCGATCACGTCCTCGTCGCAACCACGAAGGAGTCCTGATAACGATGCACGAAGGGAGGGGTTGCTAGATGGCGCGACCCGGAACCACCATCACTCGGTCCGAGTCGCGCCCGTCGCGTTCGGCCCGGACCGGCACCGGCCCCGCCTTCGCGGCGGGCATGACCGGCACGGTCGACGCGGACGCGGGTGGCGTTCGCAAGCCGATGATCAGCCTCGCCGAGTACGCGACCCGGTTCGGTTCGCGCACGGCGCACGGCGCGAACCCCGAGATGTACGACTTCGCGGAGTTCTACTTCAAGGAGGGCGGTGCAGAGCTCTTCGTCGCGCGCACCGCCGACAACACCGACGGCGCGCTGACCGCTGCGCTCGCGACCTTCGCTCGGGACCTCGGTCCGGGGCAGGTCGTCGCACCGGCCCGCGTGACGCCCGCGCAGCGGCTGATCCTCGCGAACCACGCAGTCGCGAACAACCGGATCGCCATCTCGGCGACGACGAACACCAACAACGTCGCGACGCTCACCGCCGAGGCGACGATCGCGGGCATCACCGTCGAGGCCGAGCGCTACATCGCGCTCTTCGGGCCGTGGCTGACGGTCCCCGGCACGACGCCCGGGACCACGCGGACGATCTCCCCCGAGGCGATCGTGTGCGGGCTCATGGCCCTGAACGACGGCTCGGGCGTCTCGCAGAACCAGCCCGCCGCCGGTGCGCTCGGGATCAGCGAGTACGGCATCGCCGTGACGCACTCGTTCAGCGACGCCGACCGGGCGACGCTGAACTCCAACGGGGTCAACCTGCTGCGAGGCATGTACGACGCGGTTCGCGTCTACGGCTACCGCACGCTGGCCGACCCGACCAACGACCCGAACTGGGTCAACCTCGGCAACGCCCGCCTCTTCATGGCGATCCAGGCGCTGTTCGACGAGGCGGCGGAGCGGTTCGTCTTCCGCGAGCTCGACGGCCAGCGCCGGACCATCAGCGAGTTCGGCGGCATCCTGACGGGGATCCTGCTGCCCTTCTGGCAGCGCGGCTCCCTGTACGGGGCGACGCCGGAGGAGGCGTTCCGCGTCGACGTCGGCCCGAACGTCAACACCGAGGCGACGATCGCGAACCGCGAGCTGCGGGCGAACGTCCGGCTCCGCACCAGCGAGTACGCGGAGGAAGTCGTCCTCGAGCTCGTCAAGACCCGGACGACGGAGGCGCTCTGACATGAGCCGTCAGGACCAGTTCAACATCACCGTCTCCGTCGCGTACGGGGGCCGGACCGAGGATCTCAAGACCTTCGACACGTTCGACGGCGGCGAGATCGACTCGGAGGAGGCGAAGTACTACCCCGGCGGCATGGCCCAGGCCATCAGCCTCGGCGGTCGGAAGTCCGTCGGCAACGTCACCGTGGGGCGCCTCTACGACCTCGCTCGCGATCACCCGCTCATGGGGTGGCTCGCCGGGGGCGTCGGCAAGGCCGACGTCACCGTGACCAAGACGTCGCTGAACGTCGACGGCGAAGCCCAGGCCAACTCCCTGGTGTACGCAGGGAAGCTGAAGGCGCTGACGCCGCCGACCCACGACTCCGAGTCGAGCGACGCCGCGACGTGGGAGATGGAGATCTCCTCCGCCACGGTCACGCAGTCGGCCTGATCACAATCAATCCGGGGGGAGGCCCCGATCACATGACCGATCTGGATACGGATCTCACGGCGGCGGAAGTCGCCGCAGACGCGGAGCCGCTTCTCCGGCGCATCAGCAAGCGCCGCGAGAAGCGGTCCGACACGAAGAAGTTCGACATCCCCCTCTGGGAGGGCGATCTGAAGCTGGAGTTCGAGATCCTGGACACCCAGGACATCCAGGCGATGATCCGTCGCGCTCGGGCGCAGTCCCAGGGCAACGGGTCGGCCAACTCCGACGCGGACGCGAGCTTCCTGATCAAGGCCTGCGTCGGCGTGTGGGCCTATGACGACCAGAAGGACGAGGGCGTCAAGGTCGCCGACTCCCTGGACAAGGAGTGGTCGAAGCTCGTCGGCATGCTCGACCCGCACTACCCGGAGGACCATGTCCGAGCGGGCGATCCCGTCGAGATCGCCAACGCGAAGGAGCTGGTGGTCTACCTCTTCGCCTGGAAGAACCTCGTGCTGGCGTCGTTCGGCCAGCGCGTGGCCCGGTGGATGCAGAACCCGTCCACCTTCGAGGACCCTCAGTAGCGGGTGAAGTTCGTGCGCTTGCGGAAGCCGCGTTCATCGGAATCCCAGTGGAGCGGCTGCTCCACACCGAGGACGCCGAAGAGCGCGAGCTTCTGCTCGCCATGCGGTCGGAGGGCTTGAAGGTGCTCGACGACGTGCTCACGAACCTCGCCCGCAGAATCGTCAAGGAGCAGGCACTCGCCGAAGAGCGTGGGCGCAAGAAGCAGCCGAAGGGGAAGGGGAAGTAACCGGTGGCAATCGAGAACATCGTAGCGAGGCTCCGCCTGCGCGATGTCGCTCGGTTCCGCCGTGATGCGAAGCGCGCCGCCGACGCCATCGACAACATCCGGGAGAAGGCCCGGAGGGCGTCCGGGCCGGTCA